AGTCCTGCCGCCGCAACAATGATCGGGTAAGAAGTTGGTTTCAACATTCTTATCCGATTTTCCGTTTTAGAAACGGGACTTTTTAGATTTAGCAGATGTTTAATATCATTGGCCAGTAAAACGGACAATGAAAAAAAATGAATGCAAAAGAAATCGATTTTTTGAGTTCGCGTGAAATAGTAGGATTCACGCTTCCTGTGTTGCATACCAAGGGCGGGTACTGGTATGTTGACTTTTATGCTCGTGACCCAGTTTCCGGTGTAATGAAGCGCAAGAAGTATATGCTCAACAAGTATAAGTCTGATCATAAAAAGCGTATGATGGGCAGTCTTCTTATTCACAATATTACTGCGAAATTGACAGCAGGATGGAACCCATGGGTGAATGCTGACCAGTCGCGCCAATTTACGGAAATACCAATAATTTTTAGTAGATATAGAGATTATATTAAGTCAATGACTAATAAAAAGTCGATGAAGGAAAAGACCTCTATTGACTATCTCAGCCGCCTCAAGATGCTCGAAACCTTCATAGAGGAGTGTAGGAGTATCAAATATGCTTATCAGATAGACCGAGCCTTTGCCATTGACTTCCTGGATCATCTGATGTATGATCGTGATGTATCAGCTACAACCAGGAATAACTATCGTTCCTGGTTTGTCTCGTTCGGTACTTGGCTGATGGATCGAAAGTATATTTCCGAGAATCCTGCCATCGATATTCGCAATATTGCGCAAACAGAGAAGTTCCGGAATCCATTGACTCCTGGAGCTCTCAAGAAGATGAAGGATTATCTCTATACTCATGACAAACATTTCCTTCTGGCTTGTCTCTTTGAGTATTATACTTTCATCCGTCCGAATGAGTTGACCCAGATAAAGATCGGAGATGTATCTATCAAGAATCAGACTGTCTTCATCAGTTCTGCCATCAGTAAGAACCGCAAGGACGGAATGGTTGCCCTTAACGATGAAATCCTGAAGCTGATGATAGAACTGAAGATCTTCGAGCATCCTAGCCATTGCTACATTTTCGGAAAGAGTCTGAAACCTGGTGAAAAGAGAGCGGCTTATAATCAGTTGCGAGTAGAGTGGGGCAAGATGCGTGATGCCATAGGCTTTCCTAAGGAGTATCAGTTCTACAGTCTGAAAGATACCGGCATTAGAGACTTGGCCAATGCTCAAGGTATAGTTGTTGCTAAGGAGCAGGCACGACACTCTGATATATCGGTGACTAATCGCTATATCAAGAATCAGATGAAAGTAAACGAGGAGACTAAGCACTTTAAAGGTGGGCTTTAGTCTCCTCGGAGATTACGACATCATGTAAAAGTAGCCAACGAAGATTGGCTCTATCTGGTCATCCTTGACTTCCAACTCGATTTTTTCGCATACATATTTCTTGTTATGTATGATGTAGGTGTTGGAAGGGTCAGGGATGACTTCGCTTTTGAACTTAACCTGGAGACAGTTCTTGTTGTCGATCTTGAGACCGTTATCATGTAGGCTTCCCAAGCAAGTCGTACCTATTTCGCTCTTCATACAGAGTGCCAACGAATAGTAGGCATCGTCAATGAATGCTATGCCGCTGAATCTGTAGCCATAGTTGATGCGATAATCAGTCATAAACTGCGGCCATCTGGATTTATTCCCAACCCAAGATAGTCTTGTATTTGTTCCGTCGCCCGTTTGCACTCTGCCCGGAAGAATGAAGAATATATTCATGCATTCCTGTTCATCTTCTGTGGTATCTAGCATGGATTCATCGTCAAGTGCATCTTGCACCGACGTATAGCTGTATCCGTCTTCATCAATATCACAATCCTTGGAATCCGGTTCTTTGTTATTTGGAATTGATAGAAGACATCGCTTCTCGTAGTATTTATCCTCAAGTAATCCCGTCTTGAAATTGATATCTTCGACGACTTGCGCTGCAGGAGAAATGTTCAGATCAACATAGTCTTCAGAAGACTTGTCCCTGATGAGCGGTGACCAGATGCCAGAAAGCTCCCAGCTTTTCTTCCCGTTTTCATCTTCCACATATATGTAGTAGTCGCCGAAATTCTCGATAATGGTCTGCCTTTTCTTTTTTTCAGACCACAACATTGTGGTTGAAACAAATTGATTATCTAGACTTATCTCTTCGCTATGAAAACTCTCAAAACTATTGAAAACCTTTTTCGAGATAACTTCGTAGTTGTCTCTATTGGCAGAATCTCCAAGATTATATTCCAGGTTTGCTGTAGATGACGTGGATAAGGATCCATCTTCATCGTAATCCGTAGTGTATTCATCCAAAGGCTCGATCTCTACAGAATCTGCGGTTGTCAGTTCTGATGCATTGATAACAGAGCAGGTCTTCCTGATATCATCAAAGACGATGGTGGCATTGAACAGCTTGCGGAATTCCTCTATAAAGGTATAGCTTGACCAATGAGGTAGTGCTTTACGGAGTTCTCTGGTCTTGTAAGCTGAAGCAATATACAGGAGATTCCATGGTTTGCAGTCAAAGTCATTGCGCTTGAGCGTATATCCTTCGTACTCCACCACCTTGCGAAATATGTACATCAGGTTGGGCTGAACAGCCAAGTTCATGACAAATGGCGCATTGTAGCCGATGAACTGCTTAGTTCTATCCACTCCAACAAAATTAGCAATCATATCATTTGTTTCGTCCCGTACAGGTACGAAACACCATTTACCTTCTACTCCCAGGAACTTCGACTTATCTTCATCAAGTCTATAGATATCATTGATCTTTTGAAGGTTTTTAAATCCCTGAGACCAGCCCTTGTCAACAGTATAACCTGGTTTGTCAGCTGTGCCATATGAAATCTCATCGATATAATGCTTGGTCATCCTGTCATTATACTTGATGCGGGATTTTCCGCCCACGATCTGCAGTTTTATTTCAGCCTCCGTTACGCTGATGATGGTTCCTACACCCGATAGAATCAAACGACCGCTCACGTACAGTTTGCAGTCATTAAACTTCTGGGTAACCTTAGATACATCGAAGCGGCTCACATTGTGGAAAACTCTACGGTTATCCATAATCGACATCGGAAAGTTGATGTCGTATGAATATTCTCCATCGTCCGTGACGTACTGGTTGGCGTATGTTAACTTGATGGATTGGCTGGCAGCCGGATAGGCTGCCATACCATTAATAACACATGTAATCATAGACTATTTGTTTGATTTCATTTTCTGATATTGACTCCATTTGCGGTCGAAACCATCTGGACCCGTAATGACCACGTATGATTTGATGCCCAGGTTGAGCTGCTCATTGAGCCTTTCAATGGTTGAACTCACGTTATCGAGAGATGCGCCTACCTGTTCGTTATCTGCACTAACATTGACAACAGGTGCAACAACGGCAGCGCTGCCAGTTCCCATGGCGCGACTTACGTCTTGAGCAGTGAGTGATGCTACGGTATTATTGCGCTGTGCAGCATCGATGAGCTGAAGGGCAGGAAGGAGCTGAGGATTATTCACAGCGTTATGGTTTGCCACGAATTCGCCCGCATGAACCACGCCAGCTTCTTTCTTCCAATGACCGGGACCAGTGAAACCGCCCTCATAATATCCTGCTGCTTCTGCCTGATGCTGCTTCTTGATGGTTGCTATCTGAAGCATACCGGCAGCTGTAGCGAGTCCGGCGGCTATAGGGGCGATGATGTAGCCCACTGTAGGGATTGCTGCAGCTGAAGAGTAGGCGTTGATTGCCGACATAGCGGTAGAAGCGACTGCCTGAGCAATCTCTATCTTCATCGCCTTCTTGTTGGCTTTAGTCTTTGCCGCAGAAATCTCCTTGTCTCGTTTCGCTTCCAGACGCTTCTTCTTGGCAGAATTATTACCTGCAGCGGAAATCTGCTTATCGTAGTTCGCCTGAATCTTGGCAACTTCCAAGTCTGAGCACGCCTGAGAGTAGGCCGATGCTGCTCCCATCATGCTGCTGATACTACTGAAGGCTGCACCTGCTATGGCTGCAATATTCTTATAGGTCTCTTGATTCATCTGTTTCTTGGCATCCTGGTATGCCTGTTCGCTGATCTTATCCTCTTCTCGAAGCTTCTGAAGATTATCATTAACCATCTTTTGCTGCTGGATGGCAGCAATGGCGCCTCCAGCAATGGTGGCGAGATTATCTGATCCGAGCGAACCGCTACGGTCATCTGTCTGTCTGGTCATCTTCTTGGCGGTATCGAGAGCGGTGTTTGCATCGTCTTTTGCCTGGTCCTTGGCGTCCGGCTTGTAGGATGCATATTTGTTGGCGATGCCCATCTTCATGCGCTGATACTCCTCTTCGCTTACAAGACCAGCCTTGTGAACCTCGTCTAGTCCTGCAAGTTCCAGCTGCATCTGCTGCTCGTTGCCGAGGGTGAGATACTCCTGCTTGAGCTGCATCAGCGTGTCATCGTATTGCTTTTGGCGGTCGTACTGATGCTGCTGCTCACTGCGCTCAATCTCTCTGGCTATCTGCCAGTACTCGTCAGAGGACTTCAGATAGAGTGCCTGCTTCTCTTTGAGAAACGTCTGGTCGAGTTGGAAAAGCGCCTCATTGATTGCACTCTCGTTATGATAGAGATCAGAGTCTTTGTTGTAATATTCGGCTGTGATAGCCTGTTCTGCCACTTGCCGGTCGTACTCCAGTTCCTGGAGGTCTTGCGTCTGCTTGCGCTCATAATCGGCAGAAATCTTTTCCTTCTGGGCATTCAGACGTTTATACTCCTCACTCTCAGCCTCTCCGTATTTGCGAAGGATGTCCATGCGCTGCTGAAGTCCCTGCTCCTTAATCTTCGCCATGCGGTCGTTGTATTCTGCCAGGCGAATCTGACCGGTAGAGTAGAGGGTAGTGGCTTCCAGCTGCTGAGCCTCGGTACTTTTCTTGGCATCATCCAACTCTTTTTTGAGGTCTGCCTTTCGTTTGATTTCTGCTTTACGTGCAGCAGCTTCACGTTTCTTTCGTTCCTTTTCTGCTGCTTTTCTCTCTTTCTCTGTTGTGTAATGACCGCCGGAACCTACAGATGATGTTGTTGTACCATTGCTGCTGTCTATCTTTGTGTTCTTCTTTATGACAGTAGTCAGGGCCTTTCTTATCTGTTTATTATTCTTAATCGTTAGGTCGAGTGCTGCTTCTTGAGCATCCAGGGTCTTCTCTTCGCTTTGAACAGTCTTGAGTCTCTTCTTGTGGATCTTCTCCTGTTTCTTGTTTGTTTTAAGAGCCTCGCTATCTTTAGTGAAATATGAGCTTTCAGAACCAGGACCAAAAGAAGGGCGGAAGATCTTTTCCGATGTATATCTTTCTGGATGAGCATCACGTTCTGCCTGAACTGCTTTGAGCGAACCCTTGATTCTGGTTTCTCTCGTCTTCAGTTCCAATCTCTTTTTGTTAATTTCTGCCTTCTTCTCATAAATGGCTTCTGCCATTGCTGCATCGTTGAGCTTGTTGATATACTGTGTTATTACCTCTATATTATCATTATACAGCTTGCCTTCGTTGGATATGCTGGCATGATAATTAGGGATAATCTTCTGCAGGTTGGCGATGGCGCTTCTTCGCTCATCCACGGTATATGCATTGGAGTGGATGATCTTATTGAGCATATCAATCTTGTTTCTCTCATCGATGGTTGCATCTGAAACCTTTTTCGCCAGGCTGGCCTGCTGTTCTGCAACTGCCCTGTTATTCTTGGCTTCCTGGGTATTATTCCGAAGCGTTTCATTATACGAGGCAAATGCCTTCACAGTACCATAGACAGCAACCCCTACCACTGTGAGAACGGTTGCGAGAGCTGCCCATGGATTGGTGAGACTTGCCAAGCGTGCTGCTCTCATTACTATAATATAACCTTGCACCCCCTTTGTCAGAAGTGCCCATGTAGCCTGTAGGGCAACCATGGCTGTGCGCAAAAGAGTTGTTGTGGCGATATAAGCCTTATCCACAGCAGCGTTTGCTGCAGCGGCTGCTGTTCTCAGCTTGATGGCGATGGTTTCCTTATACCAAAGAGCCGTGCAGACAGCGATGGCGGAACCTATTATTGTGAGCTGTTTGACGTGGGTGACCGTAAAAGTTATCAATGTTGATAACACATGTATGCCTATGCTCAGGGTAGAGATGGCATATCTGGTTACTGGGATGAGCTGTTCACCCAGTTCTACAGTGAGGTCTTCAAAACGTTTCTTTGCCTTATCCAGCTGTGCTTGCACAGTATTGTTCTGGACATTGAACTCACTGATGACACTTGTGCCTGAAGCGTATGACTGGGTAGCGAGATCCTGGGCAGTTCTTACCTGGTCCAGGTGTGAAGCTACTGCAGAGAGAACGCCAACGGCACGAGTACCATTCAGCTGCATCTCTTCAAACATAGGAGCCATTTCAGCAAACCCACCTCTAGACTTCATGGCAGAAAGAAATGTCATCAATCCCTCATTTGCATTGGTCTTCATCAAGTTTGAGAACTTCGTGACTTCTACACCGGCAATCTTTGCGAATTTAGCCGGTTCCTGATACATCTTGGTTATGAGCTGAGAGAACACAGTAGCAGAGGTTGCCTCTTCCTGCATATTCTGATCGAGTGCAGAAGCGAGACCCATCAGTTGTGCTTGAGTCATGCCTGCCTGGATGCCTACACCGGAAAGATCGGCGGTGAAATCGACTATATATCCGGCATTGGCTGATGAATTCTGTGCAAGTTCGTTGACGGCAGAACCAGTGGCGAGCATTGCACCACGGAGTCCTTTGGTCTTATCTTCCCCGAACATCTGAGCAAGTTTGCCAATCTTGTCGACCGCTCCTTCTCCCAAGTCATCGCCGAGCGCAACGTTAATTTTATCGGCTCCATCGACGAACTCTTCAATCATATCCTTGCTGGTGATGCCCAGGCGACCGGCAGAACCAGCCAGTTCATTGAGCTGCTCACGAGCCGTACGGGTGTCCATGCGTTTGAAGTCTTCGTTCATCTGGTGGACCTGCTCGTCGGTTTGACCTGTATATTTGCGTACGTTGGCCATCGACTCCTCCATGTCGGCGTAGGCTTGGGCGCACTTGCGCAAGGTCATAGATAGACCGGCATAAGCAGCTATAATCTGCGAGACAGCTCCCCAGTTGGTGTTGAGCACGTTAACGAAACGAGACCAAAGGCTAGTTGAAGCCTTGCCCTCGTTGTTGATGCGCTGCATCTCTGCTCTCACATCTTTGAGTTGTCCCTGCAACTTTTTCCATTCTTTAGAATTACGCTCGATAGCTCCGCTCTTCAGCTCTTTATTAAGAGCTTTGGCTACAACCTGCAACTCCTTGTATGAGGCGGATGAGAGATTTTTTAAGATTTTGTTGACTTTTTGCTGAGAAGTGCTGTAGTTGTCAATCTCAGCTTTCAATCTTTTGATTTGTCTCTCGAATGCGGTTATAGACTCGCCTTTTGCGTAAGCATCATCTTTTGCCTTGCGAACTTCTTTGAGTTTTTGTTCCAATTCATTCAGCCTATCTTTGGCTTCTTTGGTGTCTAGGATAACCCTGCTGACATGTGTTTCTGTATTTGTTGCCATAATCTAATCTTTTATAAATTATGGCAAAGATACACTTAAATGCGCAATAACAAAAATACGAGACCGTTGTATTACGACCTCGTATTTTTGTTTGTATTGTTAAATTCATCTCTTTCTCTCAGAGCAAATTTTGTTGCTACATCTTCTGCATCCCAGCAAAGATATTTTTTATTTTTGTGGCTTAGTGTTTTTTTATCCCCCGTAATAGAATTTTCGATGGTGATATAGAATAGACCATCTTTGTAGGTGATTTTGCTTGCTGAATTATTATGAGACAATAGTTGAATCGGCTCGTTATAATTTTCTCCGTTTGGCGAATATTTTGATATAGACGAGCGAGGAACAGAGTTGATGCTATCGCCCACCTTACCTAAAATATGGAATAAAGCAAATGTCCCATATGTCAAAACCGCAGAGAAAATCAATATGCCTAACATAATTTGAAAGTTTATTATTATCTTTGTTGCAAATATAATAATAATCTTTGAAATATGCAAGTTTTTTATGTTAAATCTTTGCTTTAACCCTGTTATTTAACTACATCTATGTATCTCGAGTAGTTAATCCTGGAATGAGGGTTGAAGTTGACGATTTGAACCTTATATCCTTTTGTCCCCCAGCGCCACCACAGAAACTTGTGCTTGTAGGTTCTGCTCACGATAGTTGTGAGACTGTCACGGCTGGCGTAATGGCATAATCTGGCTGGGATATCTATATGCAGGGATAGCCATTTATCCTGGTACGAAAATACGGAATCCACAGTATTGGGTACAGGTTCTATTCTTACCGTATCTGTAGTAGAGGAGGATAGGGTATGGATGGCTTTAGCATCCTTGAGCTTTACCTTGAGTTCCTTGATCAGCTTGGTATCTGCCAGGTGCAGCTGATGCAGTTCTTTATACTTAGCCTGAAGGGCTGTGTTCTGCGCTACTGGAAGAGTGTCACCCAATTTATCGTACTGGATATCATAGCTGATGCTTGCCACGTTTCCTTTCTGCCGTTCGATCTCTTCTTGTAGTTCTCCGTTCTTGTAAGCTGATCGGATAAAGGCAGCCGCTGTTATGATGAACAGGGCTGCCAGAAACATGATAATGGTTCTTTGAT